TGTGGACCAATCACCCATAACTATTCCAGGAAACATGCTGGTCATTGAGATCAGTACAGTCGCCGTAAGTTGTTCGACGATTTTTTGTTTGCTGAAGGACATTGATTACCGAGGGATGGTATCATGTCTATGCGAAGCATTGAGCTGCGATCCGACGAATGGTTCGGACTTAGCAAGAGATGCCTTCGCCAGTTGTACAGTTCCACAAAGGAGAGAAATTGTGGGACACACACACCCAGTAGCCGCGTCCGCTAGGAATGCCGCAACTACGTGTGCCCGGAACGTTGCGATTACGGCTGGCTGTGGAATTTATTTCCAGCAAATGTCTAAAGCCAACCAACGTATTGGGCTCCGTGGGTCGCGACAGACTTATTGGGCGAAGGACACAAATGTAGCCAACCGTCTGGAATCTAAGAAACCGGATGATTTTGTCTGTATCGTGGATACGGACTACTACATGGATATGCCGTATCAGTTGGGAGGTACGGCCAGGCCTCATCTGCTGTATACAGCAGTGCCGGCCGCCGCAGCGACTGTTGCCGAAGACACCCACACTTGTTTTGATGAGGAGGGTAGACTCGTGACGACGGTAGCTGGAGGCGGCAAGTATCGGCACCATCTATGGGACTACGGGGCGGATTCGATTATGGTAACTAAGTCTACGTTCGGGATCATGTATCGATTGACCACTTATGCGGTTGAACGAAAACAAGTGACTGATCACAGACAGCTGGTGCTTTTAGCGCCGATAAAAGTTTACCTCGGACCCGTCGCCTGGTTAGCATGGTGTTTAGTGAGTGGTACCCGTTTGAAACGTTTTGACCCTATGGTCATTGTGAAAGACGGGACGCAGTTTGTACGTTTTAACGTGCAGACACGCGAAGGACCTTTGGTCACCACTGCTAGACCCAATAGTGCGTTATGCGCCACCATTAAGATGTCTGAAGATGACGCCATTGCTACAGTCGCTCGCATGGGAACTACCAATCTCATGTTGCCAACAACTGCTAGTTGGCTAGGAGCAGACCAAGCATCCAACCCTTCGGGGGATAGGGCCCGCCGGCCAGCAGCAGCAATATTGACAGAGTATCATAGACTGGCGGCCCCTAGTGTCCAACCTACCGTTTTCCCGGTTGAAATCGCAGTGAGAGCATATCAGTTCGAACCACGTCAGCATGACCAAGATGCCCGTACTCGGGTGTCGGGGTACATGCCACCGTTCGTACATGCAGCTTTTGCTCCCGTGATAAATGCCGCGAGTGAACGTCAGGCGGTTGCTGGACGAATAACTGCTGCCCGACCTGCCGAACCTAAACATTGTAATTTCGTTCAGCAGTGTATGGAAGAGTTTATCGAGATAGTGTGTGGAGATGAGGAGTTGACTCCTTGTCTGCATGAAACTGTTGCTGAGCGCCAGACCAGCGCGCAACAGGTGCAGTCTGTTAGACGCGGAATGACGATGGGAGAATATGTTAAATACATTCTTAAATGCTTTATTAAAGGTGAAGCATACGCGAAGTTGAGTGACCCACGTATCATCAGTACGTTTAACGATAGAGACAAATTGGAGTATGGAACCTTCATGTTGGTTTTGGGCAATTATATGAAGCGCTTCAAGTGGTACGGACCGGGGTTAACACCCCTGGACGCTTCGCTTAGAGTTGCCGAATTAGCCCTTAACGCCGAGTTTTTGAATATCTCGGATTTTAAACACATGGATGGGACCATTACCTTTGTCTTGCGCCTTGTTGATAGTGGAATTAGTCTTCGCCTTTTTAAGGCCCACCGCGCTGTTTTGAATGAATTACTTAAGCACAATGTCAACAACCGTGCCATCCTTCCTCAAGGAACCAGCTACCAACAAGAAGCCCAACAAGCTTCCGGGGGTTTTGATACCTCGTCTGCCCAGACTATCCGAGCAGCCTTCGCCGCATTTTTGGGGTACCGAAACTTTGGTCTCGGACCCTATGACGCATTTGGCAAACTCGGTATACATACGGGAGACGATGGCCTTGATCCTGACCTCCCCGCAGTTAACCATCAGTGGGCATGCGGAAAGCTCGGTCTCAAGTTGGAAGCCGATATTGTATACAGGGGCGAACCGGGGGTCAATTTCCTGGCACGCTACTATTCAACTTCGGTATGGCATGGCAGCCCTGATAGTATGTGTGACTTCAAGCGGCAAATCAGCAAGTTTCATACAACGCTACGCCTACCTCCTGGCGTCTCGCCTGAGCAAAAGCTCGTCGAGAAAGCAATGGCTTACGTGGCCACAGACGGAAACACACCGGTTATCGGTGAGTACTGTAAAAGAGTGCTCGAGTTGTCTTCGTACCGGCCGCGCACACCCCTTGGAATTGGCCACTGGTGGTCGCGTTTCGAGGAATCCGTCCAATATCCAAATGCAAATGCTGATGGATGGATGGATGTGGAGCTCAAGCGAAACTTCCCTGAATTTGACCGAGGTATCTTCAACAACTGGTTGGCTTCCGCCGGGACTATCGAGGCGCTTCTTGCGCCTGCGGTATGCGCAGAGCCAGTCAGAGCCCCTCCAGGGAATGCCCCTGCGACGTGTGATGGAGACATTATCGAAGCTAAGGCCCCAGCACAGGTACCCCCACCAGTGCAGACCCACACCACCCATGCAGTTGCAAGAGCAGCTGCTGGTCGTGGCAGAGGTCGTGGAGTCCAACGTGGAGAGCCTCAGACTCGTGGAAGAATACGCGGAACGCGAGGCGGAGCGGTGTATAGACCCGTACAACGAAACTCAGTGAATTAATCCCACTGAGTGTATATATAT